TAACAACAATATTCGATGTGCTATTAATAACACGTAACTTATTCGTATTGTATACATTACCGTTGTATGGTATTTTTTTATCTATTCCCTGATCATCGTATAGAACTAACTCTGTTGAAGTTCTAGCAGTATTACTTACTAGAATCTGAGGCTGAAAGTATGATACGGGCTCATTATCTACTGAAGAAATGGTTGTCACTGTACCTGTTCTATATCCAGTTAGCTTTTCTCCTGGCTCAAATATATTACCTCTTTTAGCAGAACTCATCCGCAAGAAAACTCTATCGTTTCTTCTTTTGTTAAAGTATGATATTCTACCAGCAACTGCAAGTGTCGCTGTAGTACCTGTATTGCTATTTGTAGAGTTGTATGCCGTGCGAATAGTAATCTCATTTCCTGAACTATTAACCGATTCAACTTCAGATAAGAATACGTTATTACCACTCTCAAGTAATATATAATCGCCTATAGCAAATACGCTTGATCCTTGAATCGTAACAGTACGATTATTAACTCCACAATCGTATGAAATATTCTTTTTAACATATGCTAGTTCATCGACTCTAAAGCCTCCAGTTGTGTTGTTAACTGTAAGAAATTCTACGTCATTAGGAGATAAGTCAACCCAACCTGGACCTGCTTGATGTTGATATCTCTTCAGCGTGAACTTAACGTCTTCATCTTGATAAGATTTCCAAGCACTATCGTTTGTAGATGTAAACAGAACTCCATCACCCCAATCGTTAGTTATTGATGCGCCTGTTGTTAAATCATTGCCACCAACCTTAGATGTAAATACTAAGAAATCTGGCGAGTTAGCATCCGGAATAATAACAAAACAATATTCTTTGTTAGTATTAAGTTTCACTGGATTTTTAAATTCGAATGAAGTAACTACTGAGCCGTTATCAGACGTATTAATTTGACTAGGGCGTAAATGCTTTGTTCCGAAAGGAAGAGTAGCCGAAGATGGATACCCATTCACAACTTCCCTCAATTCAAGTGTTACGCCTACGCTTGTAGATTTGGATTTAAAATAAACATCTACACTACTAATCATAGACATATTTGCACCTAAAGCTTGTGCGGGTCTAACTATGAAAGTTTGTGCAAGAGGATCTCCTCCTTCTTGCCATCTTCTAGTAAACGATCTAGATGTAACATTTCTTTCTAAATCGAAAGTAGGTGTACGAGTAGTTTGAGTTAGATCAGATTTATTTACTTCAAAGTTATACGCCCTATAGATTGCTTTAGTGTATGAAGTCTTACCACTATCGATGCTTGAATACTGATCAACGTCAACTATTTCGATTGATCGTTCACCGACAAAGAATGTAGCTTCAGGTATCACAAATAAAGCCGCAAGAGTTCCTTCTGCGTCTGTACGAACAGCTCCTCCAAGAATACCTAAACCTCCACCTTGTACGTCCACTTCACTAACATTGTACTCTAATTTAGACCCAATGACAGTAGGATTAACTTCACCAGGATAAACGTGATCATTAATTGCAGTGCCATCTAAGAAGAAGTAATGTCTTGTGTTTGGTCTCAGACCAGTTACAAGTATTTTAACTTCTCTTGACTGAATGTAAGGAGACATAGTAACATCCGTCACAAAGTTTCCTACGGAGCTAGTGGTAGTTTGACTATCACCTGCAACTAAGCTAGTAGAAGTTGTCGTAGTTGTTGTGGTCTGAGAGAAACTATTTCCATTCTGTATAATAGCACCAGTAATAGAACTGACTTGCTCTCTAGTTAAAGGAAGAACTTCTTGAAGATTGTCAACTAAATCTAAAAGAGGAGTTGCAATATCAATCTCTAAATTGATAGCTGGATTCTGAATAACATCATAACCAGCATCAAACGGAGGATCGATTACCGCTTTGCCTCTGAAGTTATAGAAGTTAGATACACAGTTTCTAAAGTTTGTCGCAAAAGGCTGATTAATTACAGTAACACGACTTCCCTCATCGCCCAATGTAACTACGTCTTGGTATACATTTGCTCCCTGTGAAGCACTTACCTTAAGATCAATTGGGAACTGTGTGACTGCAGGAGTTGCAACAGTTCTAGACTTATCGACAGCGGCGCCAAATTCAGGATCTGCTACATCGCCTACAGCAAGATTCTTAAAGCTGTCTACAAGAATACCATTCTTAAATCTATTAAGTCCTTCTCCATCTGGAATAAACAGACTATTCGTTTCGGCTTCTAATAAGCTGAGTGTAACTAAATCAGTAAGTCTGTCGATCTTCTGCTCTATGCCACCAATATCTTTCATCGTGTAGTTTTTGTTAGTTACATCTACAACACGGATTGGATTGTTACCTGTAATCTTAGTGATATTACCAGGAACATAGATATTACTTAATGCGTATAGTCCAGGTATGTCTGGAATACTGGGATTCTCAGATTCACCACCTTTGTATATAATTGTATCTCCGAACTCGTCTAGCACAACACTGTCAATACGTGACATGTAGTAAGACTGATTCGATATAATCAGAGACTCATGAGAAGGAGAAACTCCAGCTGTTATAGAATACGACAACGAATTGACAGTCGAAGCGCCAGCGGGACTGAGGGCATAAGAAGCAGAAGGCTGTTTATAAGGTCTGAAGTCAAAAGAGTTTACTAGATTATATACTTTTCCATCTTTACTTTCAAAATTCTTGACTAAATTTTTATTAGTAAGTGAACTGTAACTATTCGCAGTTAAGTATCCACTACCTTGAGTTGATTGTCTACGTAAAACTTTTACTTTCACTTTGAGTGTGCTGTTAGCTAACGTTTCACCTGCTTTAAGTGTGATGAACGAGTGGTCGTATAGATGCTCTTTCTGATTGTTAACTAATTTAAATTTGCTAGTAACGTCTACAGAAGGTGTACGTCCGTCCAT